AAGAATTGGCTAGTAGTCAATTCACAATTGTAGAACATTTGTCAGGTAAAATTTCTGCAAAAGAAATCAAGGAACATAACGAATTAGCATCCATCATTCGTAGTCAAGAAGATGATATTCGCTTCCTTTCCTATAGAATCTTAATTGAACGTTTCAATGAAAAATATAAGGGATTGGACGAAGCACAAAAGAAACTTCTCCAAGAATATATCTATAATATTTCTAATACTGGAAATTTAAAGAAATACACTACTACTGAAAGTCGCCGGTTAGTAAAAGAAATCGGTGAAAAATCTAAGAAGATTACTGATAAGGTCATTCGTATTAAGTTAGCCGAAATCGTATCACAATTACAAAAAATTCAATCAGCATCGGTCATCAAGGAAAATCATATGACCGCAATGTTGATTGCATATGAAATTCTTAAGGAGCTTAAGTCCCTATGACCAACGAAAAAAAGCTTAGAGCGTTCATCCGCAAGGTTCTTGAACAAGAACTAGATGAAATCAGTACGTCCGCTGGTGCAGGAGCGTATTTAACTCCCAAAGCATTCCGTGGTAACATTACCAAGAATATCGCAAAAATGAAGAATGTAGCTACACAATTAGGCTACACCTTAACAGATAAAGGTGAAAAGGAATTACAACACCGTGCAGATAGACTTGAACAACTTCAAAGGGAAAACTTAGCTGAATCAAAGATGCGGTACCACGAATATAAGAAGGATGAAAGTTCTACCCCCACCCAAAAGATTGCAAAAGCTATTTCCGAAGTCAATAAGAATCTTCAAGAAATCGAACGTAGTATCAAGATGAACGCTCGATTACAAAAGGAATCAAACGTATCCAGTGAAGCATTATATCGTCGTACTCAACAAGGTCTTATCAAATTAGAAGCTCGTCTTATTCATCTCGCAGGAAAGATTCGGGAAATCAGAGGAAAGTAATATGAAGAACTTATTAGTTGAATATAACGTCATTGAATATGGTAAAGACCTTCTTGCAGAAGCAGCAGATGTTAGTAAGCCATTAATGTTGAAGAACGTACTTCTTCAACGTGCTGAAGCAAAGAATCAAAACGGTCGTATCTATCCAATTGAAATTTTACAACGTGAAGCTGGATTATACAAGGAAAACTTTGTCGCACAACGCCGTGCACTTGGGGAACTTGACCACCCAGAAAGTCCAGTTGTTAACTTAAAGAACGTCTGTTGCAACGTTACTGAATTATGGTTTGACGGTAAGGACGTTCGTGGTAACATCGAAATCCTCTCTACCCCATCTGGTAACATCGTTCGTGAACTTATCAAGAACAATATTCGTCTTGGAGTATCTTCACGTGGTATGGGGTCAGTTCGTCAAATGGGCGAAAGCACAGTAGAAGTCCAAGATGATTTCAGTCTCATCTGCTTTGATATCGTCAGTAACCCAAGTACACATGGGGCGTTTATTAATGAAAGTAAGACGATTGTTTCTCCAAAGTATGACCGTATTGAATCTCTTATTTATGATTTCTTAAGTGAAGTAAAGTAATGCATCGTCAAGACCCAAAATTCCTCATCACAGAATTTATCAAATTTATCGTGGCAGAGTTAAAGTTAAAAACATTGCCACGAATTAAATTTGCTACCGATGGGTTTGCGTCACACTACTTGACATTTGGACATTATCACCCCGACTCAGATACCGTCACTGTAGTGATGGGCGGCCGCCATATAGCGGATGTCTTACGGACACTAGCACACGAATTGGTTCATCATAAGCAACGTGAAGAAGGTAGAGTTCTTGATGGGTCAGATGAATCCGACATTGAAGCAGAAGCAAATGCAAAGGCTGGGGTATTAATGCGTCGGTTTCGTATGATTCATCCAGAAATGTTTGAAATATTCAATGTAGGTCCGTGGGGATTCCATACCAATATGGAAGGAAAAATCAAGTCAATTCTTCAAGTCGCAAAAACTGGAAAAGCCCAAAAGATAGATGAACATTACGTGGACGGATACACAGCTAAGCTGTTGGTGACTGTTATGCACCAGCTATCCCCAGAAAATAGAAAGAAATTCTGCAACGAATCTGTTAATAAGATGGTTGCAATCGCATATCAATTAGTTACTCGGTAAAACGGAGGCAGTATGTACGTAGAAGTCAAAGGTGATAAGCAGTCTGATTTAGAACGGGCCCTTCAACAATTCGTCAAGCAAGTCAAGCGGGCTGAATTGATGGAAGATTTAAAGAAAAAAGAATTCTATCTGAAGAAGTCCAAGAGACTTCAAAAGAAAAGTCAAGACGCCCTTCGTCGTAGAAAACGTGAAGAAAGTAAGGCCCAAAAGAAGAACAGTAATAATACGTTTTAACTAAAAATTGATGTTTTTAAGAAATAGATAATATATATTTAAAGTACACCTCTGCTGGGGTGTGATTTTTGTTGTATGTATACTCGTTAATGGCTTGAATAGCCATTTTATCCTTATAGGAGAGCAATTTTATGGCAGAGTTCGAATTTACGAACAAGCTTTTAAAGGAAGCAATTGCAGACGCAGAAGCAGTACGTCAAACTGCTATTGAAAACGCAAAGCTTTCATTAGAAGAATCGTTCACACCCCAAATCAAGTCTATGATTTCTCGTAGACTCCGTGCTGAAGCAGAAGGCATGGAACACGATGATGAAGAAGAAAAGAAGGCTCCAGAAATGGAAAAGAAGCCTATGGAAACTGAAGAAGCAAAAGAAGTTGATGCACACGAAGCCGAACCAGAAGGCAAGTCAGACATGAACCTCGCAACTTCAGACATCGGCGCTTCAGATAACAAGGAACCTTCCGCTTCAGCATTTGATTCAGCAGAAGATGACCACAGTGGTGAAGATGCAGGTGAAGGCGAAACTGAATGGTACGAAGATTGGACCGAAGCAGATTTCGACCTTGACGAAGTAATCAAGGAATTAGAAGCCGACCTCCAAGAAATGAAGCACGAAGAAGAAGGCGAAGAAGAACTTGATGAAGCAAAGAAGGAAGAAGAGGAAGAAGAATTAGACGAAAGTTGGTCAGAAGGCAAGGAAGAAGAAGGCGAAGAAGAAAACGAAGCATATCCAGCAGAAGAACCAGAAGCTGGTACTATGAAGCCAGAAGTTCCAGCCAAGACCTCACACATTGGAACTAAGGAAGAAGGCGCAGAAATGGCAGCCGATGTCAATAAGTTCGTAACCGAACCATCAGAACCAAAGATGGAAGGTGAAGAAGAAATGAAGGGTCACGAAGAAGAAGGCGAAGAAGAAGAATTGGATTTAGAAGCAATCCTCAAGGAACTCGAAGCCGAAGACGAAATGGAAAAGCATAAGTCTGAAAAAATGGCTTCCCTTGAAAAAGAGCTCGCAGAATATCGTAAGGCTGTACAACTCCTACGAGGCAAGCTAAATGAAGTAAATCTTCTCAACGCAAAACTTTTATATACCAACAAAATCTTCCGTAAGGAAGGTTTGACCACCGAACAAAAGGTGTCAGTCATTGAAAACTTTGACCGTGCATCATCAGTTCGTGAAGTCAAGATGGTATACACAGTTCTTGTTGAAACATTAACTTCAACAGCAAAGGCAGTAAAGGCAGTAAAGTCAACCAAGGTCGTGACTGAAGGGTTCGCAAGTAAGGCAACCCCAAGTACCGCACCAAAGGCAACTGAAGTTATCTCAGAAAACTCAGTTGCAAAGCGTTTACAACAATTAGCAGGTCTTATCTAACCTCATAGGAGAATAACAAATGTCCGACGTAATGAACCTTATCAGTGAAGCCGGTTCAGCACACAAGGTAATCACTGAAGAATCCCGCAAGTTAGCGGGCAAGTGGGAAAAGTCAGGTCTTCTCGAAGGCCTTAAGAGTTATGACAAGCAAGCAATGGCAGTAATGCTTGAAAACCAAGCATCACAACTCCTCCAAGAAAACTCATACACCAACCAAGCAGGAACTGCTGGTGAACAATGGGCAGGCGTTGCACTTCCATTAGTTCGTAAGGTCTTCGGTTCAATCGCATCGAAGAACTTCGTATCAGTCCAACCAATGAACCTTCCTTCAGGACTTGTGTTCTATATGGACTTCAAGTACGGCACCACCCGTAACGGTCAAACCTCAGGTACTTCAGTATATGGTGATAACCTCGGTTCACCATTCAGTACCTTTGGTAACACCAACACCGGTGGCCTCTATGGTGCAGGTCGCTTCTCTTACACAGTAAACGACTTCACCTTAACTGGTTTAACCACCGCACCAGCATCTGCATCATTCGCAGACGTAAACTTCAACGATGACTATGTAGCAACTGGTAGTCTTTCAAAGTACACCATAGCAACTTCAAGTTTCACCAATGGTGATTTCCTCGCAGTACGTTCATTCGTACCAAGTGGTTCAGTAGTTGACTTCGGTGCACTCGTTCTTCCAGAATTCACCAAGGTATCAGGTGCAAACGTTGTATTCATCGTTAACACCGCAGTAGCAGCAGGCAAGACCCTCAACTCAGTTATCTACAGTCAACAACCAACAGACACCACCCGTGGTGACTTCGAAGATACAACTGGTTCAGGCGACATCGGAATTCCAGAAATGAATCTTGAACTCCGTTCAGAAACCATCGTAGCAAAGACCCGTAAGTTGAAGGCAGTCTGGTCACCAGAACTTGCACAAGACTTGAACGCTTACCACAGTGTTGATGCAGAAGCTGAATTAACCGCAATGTTGAGTGACTACATCTCAGCAGAAATCGACCTTGAAATCCTCGACATGTTAATTCAAGCAGCACCATCAGTAACCACTGAATACTGGTCAGCACAAATTGGTACTACTTGGAACGGTTCATCCTTCGCAGCATCATCCTTCACTGGAACTGCATGGACCAACATGACCTGGTACCAAACCCTCGGTCAAAAGATGCAAAAGGTAAGTAACAAGATTCACCAACTCACCATGCGTGGTGGTGCAAACTTCGCAGTTGTTTCACCAACCGTCGCAACCATCCTCGAAACCATCCCAGGCTTTATGGCTGGAACCGATGGTGACAAGATGGAATTCGCAGGTGGCGTAACTAAGGTTGGTTCATTCCAAAACCGCTACACCATCTACAAGAACCCATACATGAAGGAAAACATCGTACTCCTCGGCTTCCGCGGAAGTAACTTCCTCGAAACCGGCGCAGTATACGCACCATACATTCCTCTCATTATGACTCCGTTGGTCTA